GGGATACGATCTACTAACTCAGGAACCTTCATAGAAATATGGTATGCTAACCCCGCAACGAGGCACGGGAAGAAGCGGAAGTTCATATCTGCTGTTTGAACTCCAGACCCAGCGTCTTCAATGCGCCGCATACGCCAATAATACAACACATAGTTATCATTATCGGGTACGGGCCAAACATTTACTTTTGGTGCATCGCGCAAACGCTCCACATAAAGCTGTATAGGACGACCTTGTGTTAACTTGTTAGGTATAGACGCGTACGTACTTACACTGATTCTGCTTATGGTAAGATCAGATTGTGTCGTAGTATTACCACTGTTAGTACGTATTTGATGTTCAAGCAAATCAATAGTATCCGCTGGCAACGTGTACTGTGTAGTGCCTTTTACTAGGTTTATAGTGCCAGAATCAATGGTCCACATGTTAATGCCGCGGTTCTGCCACTCAATAGTCATCAGGTTCATAGAACGCCGCGCAGTGCGTAAGTCATATCCTGAACGCATCTCACGTCCCGCACGCTCCCACGCTTCTTCCGCTATATCGGTGAAGTCCATGTCAAACGCTGTGGTGCCTGATGTAGTCATTTCTTACGCCTCTTTAGCGGAGCTACACGCTTGGGTTTGCCCGCTGGTTGTCCTAAACGCTTCTTCTGCGCTATACGCTTACTCTTCTCAGCCTTCGTTATTTCCCCGCTAGTTTTTGGAGTTTTGCTAGAAACTCGTTTAGATGGTCTACAGTACGGTGTACCACGGCTTTCACCTTCTTTACGACCACACGGCTTGCCTGTCTTAACATCTTTCCAGTCTTCCTTGAACCAACGCTTTAGTGCAGCGCCCTTTGCGGTTTTGCGAACAGCCATTACTTGCCCGCCTTTTTCTTTCTACATTTTGCGATGGCCCCACTCGCATACGCGCTTGGGAACACCTTATAGCTTGCCTTTACCTTACGGTAACACGCGTCCTTCACAGTGCCGCCCTTCTTGTAACCTTTGCTACATTTAGAACACCCACAACCATCGGATTTGTAATACCTACGCATCAGCGCATCTTACAAACTTTGCCGCCACGAGCCATACCGTAACCGCGGACTTTACCACCAGACTTCATCTTCTCAGGCTTAGTGGTTAACCCAGTACCGTCAGCACGAGGTTGCAGGAGAGATTTTGTAGTCATCGCGTTGCCATCTCGCGTAGGTCTTAAAGCCGATTTTGGTTTAGCCGTAGGGCGCTTCTTAGGCTTCATGCTACGGGGGTCTGCGGGGCGCTTCTTAGGCTTCATGCTGCGAGGGTCTTTAGCTTTCATGCCCTCCATCATGTTTGTAGTGCCTTCTTCGCTAATCCGATCCATAGCGGCGTTACCACGTTCAACAGCGCGTTCATCAGGGCTAACCATACTGCCAGCTTGGTACTTCTTAACCTTACCGCCTTTTTTCATGGCACCTTTGCCGTCAGCAGCGTAGAACGGAACCTGCTTACCGCCCTTTTCAACCATTTTAAGTTTTCCGCCAGACTTATACTTCCGCATGTTATTCATAGTTCTATTCCCTCGTAACTGGGTACCCATCTGAGTACGGCTAATAGCCATCTAACAATTCCACTTCCGCAAGCTCTTATTGATGCGGCTATCAGGATCGTTAGCCGTCTTTGAACTTGTGTTGCGCTTCTTCATGCCCTTCATGCGTGCGCAGAAAGACTTCCGCCGATTGGCGGCTTTAGAACCCTTTTTCAACTTGCTAGGCTTTGTGGTAACAGCGGTCTTCAACTTGCTGCCGGGGTTAGCTTTTCGATAGCTAGCAACGCCTTTGGCGTTCAACCCACCGGACTCACTTTTACCCTCTTTACGGGTCCAAGCTGCGGATTTTACCCCACCGCCTTTTTTATAATATGCCCGCATACCACGCTCCTAACTGTAGAAGAAGGTCATGGCGGTAATATTTGTAGCAGCAGAAATATACACGTCTTCACTGCAACGAATACCGTCATCAGGAATGTTAATTGAGTGAGAGTCAGACGCTAGAAAATCAATATCTAGCACTGTGGTGCCCCCGTTACCGTTGGTAACTGTAAGACGTCCCGCACCTGCACCCGTTAAAACTTGTACCTGACGAACACGTGCTGGGCCTACACCCAACGATCCCGCGCCTGTTACACGTTTGGTTAATACATCAGAAGACATACGCTAGCTTCCTTTCTTAGCGGAAGAACTTTTTGCCGTTTTCTTAGGTTCTATCTTTTTAATGGGCGTGCCATCAGGATTTAACCCACGAGCTGCAAGTTCTTCTTTAGAGGCTGGTTTAAATCTACTCATAACCCACCCCTTACGCTGCTGCGATTGTAGCACCAGTGTCAGAACGCTTCCAGTTTGTTCCGTCAGAGAAAGCCAAGATAGCGGAACCAGCCGCGCCGTTTGAAACATATACAACTGTACCTGCACCCGCAGATGCGGCAGATGGAGCGTTAGCTACGGTGTAGGTTGGTACTTTGATGTCGCCAATAAAGCCAGCGGTTGAGGTCACTGGACCTGAAAAGGTGGTATTCGCCATGAATATGTCCTCACATGCGAGTTAAGTGAATCTGTCTGCATGTCGTCAGTCGGGCCTGTCAGATTCACGGGATACTCCCGATAATTAACAATATACCACTACATAACATAATATGTCAACAAAAAGAAAGGGGCCACCGAAGTGACCCCTAACATAGTCTATGTGACCTGCCTTACGCTCCGGGCGAACCGAAGATACCCAGTGGGTCAGATACACCGAAGCTGTAACGCTCACGGGCTTTATAGCGGCTGTTGCCTGTATCGAAGTCAGCATCCATCGAAGTCGCCATTGGCGCACGAGTGAAGTGCTTCAGACCGTTTGGTACGTCAGTCATCAAGAACCAAGCATTGGTATCTGTCAGATAGTGGTTGACCGCATAGCCTTCAGGGATTGACCCGTTGTTGCGTAGTGCGTTCAAATCGTTATCGGCAGTACCGACACGACCTTCTGTCTCTAGGAGACGAGTTGCCACAAACTGCAGTGCTGGTGGGATAATCAACTTGCGTGGCTGTGATGCAATAAGCAAACCACGTTCGTCTGTCCAACCTGCGATCTGAATAACGGATGCTTCAAGAGATGTCTCGTTGAGGTCAGCCGCTACTGCTGGCGTGTTGGAGTTTGATCCACCAGATACCAATGGGTGATCGGTAGCACACAAGGATTTACCGTCACCATATGTGGTGCCTGCGGCGAAGGCGTTGTTAAGGATTGCTGCAGCCTTAACTTGCTTCGTGTACGCCATCGCACGAGCCAGTGCTTTAGTATAACGAGATGACAATGAGTCATACAGGTTATCCTCAATAGCTTCCTCAGTGATTGAGAAACCCATTGCAACTGTTTCGTGTGTGTAGCGTGCAGTCCATGCTTCTTGAGCATTGTCATACTCAATCGCGGAACCTTCACCTTTAACTGGCGCTGCTGAAAAACCGGATAATTTGGTTTCTTCCTCGAATGACCGATCTGATGATTCGGTTTCAAAGATTTCAGCGTGTTCTTCGCCATATTTTGCGTATTCCATTCCGAACAATGCGTTCAGGCCGGGGAGCAGCTCTTTAAGTAGCTGGGCGCGTGAAATAGCCATTAGTTAATCTCCTTATACGCCAGTAGTGTTGTTATACTGGTGACCTGCGTTCCATTTAACGTAAGCCTCAGTGTAACCACCACTTGAGTTTTTGGTCTCTTCAACCAAACCGATGATACGGAACGGCAACGTATTAGTAGTTGCTGATGTATCAGAAATAGCACCACGCGAGTTACCCGAAGTCGAGTCACCTGTGTTGTCTACGCCTGCTACGTTTGCGCCGATATCGGTTATCGCTAGATCACCAATAGTTGTACCTGAAGAAACAACAGCAGCTTTAAACAACAGTTCAGTAGCGTCTGCTACGTAAGCCTGAATGTCGCTTGCGACTGTGCCTGCAGGATAAGATTGGCTGTACAATTCATAACCCAAGTTTGGATCAGTGTATTTACAACCCATGAAAACACCAACAGGTGTCATTGCAGCGTCGAACGGGTCACGCTCAACGGTGCCTCCGGTAACCACTTTAACGGCGTCACCAAAGAAGATGCTAGTAGCATAACCGCTAGCAATACTCATTTGACGATAGACGCCCCCAACAAAGGGAGTGCCGCTTAGTAATTTTACCGGAACCAGACCATAAGGTCCGCTAACAGAAGGATAAGCCATCTAAAGCTCCTAAGATTAAGTTCCTTTACCGAAAGTAACCTTCGTCTTCCGCTCATTAAACAACGGCATACGAGGATCATTTTCTCTCATAAGGCTGTTATCCACAGATGTCATCTGAGCTTGTGCCTGATCGTTGTAGTAGGCGTTCCGCTCTTCAATCATCTCTTTCGGAGCCTTACAGAGCATCAAACCACCGATAACTATGTTGTCTTTGAAGCGTTCTTGTTCAATCGCAACGATAGTAATTTCTGGATGATCTGTTGCCTTTACAGGCTCCCAACCTTCACGCAGTTTTGAAGAAACGTTTGTGGCATCAACCTGACCTTGCGTACTCACACGCACCCAGTGGAAGTCGTACCCCGGCTCGGGATTGGGAGATGGCAGCACCTCGGGGCGCGTCCAAGCCTTTTTGCGAACCTTACGTTCACGGGTATCTAATTCACGGTTAATCCGATTCTCAGCCATTTTGTTTCCTCATATCTAATGCAACCTGTTTGGCGTATTGTTGAGGAGTTAACCCCAACCTCTTAGCGAGCTGAACTTGGGTCTTGGTCAGTGTTACCTTTTTAGGGGCTGTGCTCCGCGTTGCGGGTGCCACTACCTGTGTCTTTCGCTTTGGTTCAGCATCCTCGAAATTATCGGGGAATACTTGGCGCATACGAGAATCTATCGTCTCGTAGTATTCATCACTTTGCGGGCTTACGCCCTGTTTGACAAGTTTATTATGCAACCCCAGCGCTAAACTCGTCATCTCATCATCGCTACCAAACCACGAATTGTTCTTTTGCCAATCTGCGGCCCGATTATCGACCTGTACTGCCGGGGCGGGTTCTGGTTCTGGTTGTACAGGAGTTTCTTCTTCCTGTAAAGCAGGTAATTTGAAGTTTGCTAACCTATCAGACTTTAACTTAGCAGATGTTAACTTTTCTTGTGCTTCAAGCACAGCCTCTGAATCACCAGACTCATACGCTTCTTTGTATGACCGTTTGGCGGCTTCGGTTTCTATGGCTGCGTTTTTCTTAGCCTGCTCAAGCAACGCCGTTTGGTTCTTGTTTACGTTACCTTTTAGCTTCTTATTTTCTTCCATAAGCTGCTGAGTAACGCGTTCAAGTTCTTGACGTTCACGTAGAGCCTCTTCTTTAGCCCTGCGCTCATCATGGTAACCCTTGGTAAAATGCTTGATGCGTTTTTGAACTTGGTCAGAATACTTCTCAAGTTCCTCATCAGTAACATCTTCAGGTGGCTCGGATGGTTTACGGTTGCGGTCAGCCTTCGGCGTATCGTCAACAACCTCAATTTCAAGGTCGTCGTCAGCACTATCCTTTTTGCTTTCCGGTTTATCCTCTGGTGCCTCATCTGCTGCAAAATCTTCTGCAGTTTTCTTCCCAGTAATGTCAATTTCAACTGCGCTAGTTTCTTCGATAGCCATTTTGTTGTCATCGTCATCCTCGGGAAATTCAAATTCTACTTTTTGAAATGCCATGTCTATGCCCTCTGTATGCCCGTTGGATCAGCTACGACAGCTTCAATAGAATCGTCGTTCATAAGCCGATACTCAATACCACCAATAGTGAATCGCGTGCCCGAGTTCATGCGGAACATCACAAAGTCACCTTCTTTACACCATGGTCCAGTCGGGAACCGCTCTTCATCCCCGTATGCTTGTTCACCCATATCTACGACAAGGCCGATAATAGACATAATGTGGTCTTGTGTTTTGGCAGTATCTGTCTTGATAATAGAAGTCCCCGATATGGTTTCTTCCGGTTGCGGTAGCGCTACGAGTACACGGTAGCCTACGGGTTTTGGGAGTTGTAACTCCAGTTCAGCGTCGCTGATTTTAACTGCTGCTTCAGTCATTATCGTCTTCCATATAGTTTTTCGCAAGGTCTTCAATGTAAGATTTGCTGGCTTCGAGACCTCGAATTAAGCCAACAACTTCCCTGTAGTTCGCATAGTCTTTAGGTGACCCTGCGGTTAGGAAACTCTGTGCAGACGATATATCACCGTCGATTCTATCTTTCAGCACGTCAAAGACGGTCTTTGCCATGGTATACTATGACTCCTTTTTGGGTTTTTGTGCGGACTGTAACATCCGCGCAGCTTCAAGGCTTGTCTTGTTACGCTCGGCACGCGTGGCCTGCTTTAACTTTACGCCTTTTTCTTCTGCTTCTATCGCAACCTCGGCCTGTTCAATCTTCACACGCTCTGCATCTAGCATAGCGGACGTAGCATCCTTGGCCTTCTGTAGGTCGAGTTTTTCTTTCTGCAAGGCGCTATCCGCCTGATCTTTAGCCATCTTACGCTGCTGCTCTTGCTGTTTGACCTGCAGTTCCGCCTGCTTCATCTGTATGATTGGGTCTTGCTGCTGTTGTTGAGCCTTCTGCTGCGCTGCTTGCTGCTGATTTGCTTGTGTAAGCTGCTTGCCTGCGTCCGCGACCAGACGTGACAGTTGTACTTCCATATCTTCTGGCAGCTCCTCGTTCGGAGCGGGTAGAGGTGCGCCTAGCTTCTCTTCGATCTTTTGGCGATAAGAGAACCCGAGATGTTCGGCAATATGGGCCTGCAAAGACGCCATAATCTGTTTTGCCTGTGGGTTTTGCCCAATCATCTGTGCCATCATTGGGTCTTGCATAAACGATGTATGCGTAGCGATATGCGCTTCGTGGTCTTGGTAGATAAATGCCTTCATCGGCTTGCCAATCAACGCGTCCATGTTCTCGCTGATAGGGTCTGTAGGCTTCGCGTCATCCTTCGTAGGTACTAGCTTATCCGCGTTCTTGACCCCCAACACCTCAATCATCTGGCGATGTAACTGCGGCAGGTCATATATCTGCGGTGCCTTCTCAGACATCTGCAGCACAGTTTGGTACTGTACCACGCGCTGTGCCATCGTAGAGTTGTTAGGATCGCTCACAGGGATCACATCGACCATCATGTAGTCAGCCTGCTTGGCGGACACTTCGCCTCTCACGGGCACGTACGTGTACTCTGCGGGCGCATACTCGGCCATGATAGCCTTGAGGAGCTTAAACTCCTGCTTCATAGTGTAGTGTACACGCGCCTGTACCGCAGCCATAGGCTTCAGAGTACGCTCTAGCAACGCCAGTGTGGTCCCAACGGGGGCGTTAGCCGACATGTCCGAGATGTTCATGTCACTAATAGCGCCTAGCCTACGTCCTTCTGTTGTAATCTGATTCAAGAGGGCGAGAAGGGTCTGGCTAGGTTCCTTGTACGGGAG